CTGTCACTTTAATCGCCTCCTCTAATATGTGGGAACATCTCTTACAAACCTTATTAGTGATTTCCCCTTTCACCAACCTCCTCAACAACTTGCCATGACCCTACACTTTTAGGTGAATAAAGCAATTGCATTTTTATTACCCCCTTATTAATATATTATTCTTTAGTCTATTGCATGACATATGTCTCGCTCACCCTGCCACAGTGTTAAATATGTGGCAAAGTACCTACCATTGGGCGTCTTATACAGGTACGTATTGCGCCCACGCCTATCCATATTATGCCCGTCCCAATAACAGTCGTCAGCTATGATATCCGCCTTCTCAGTGTCATACCTTATCCCATCAATGACTACCCTTATTTTTACAGGTTTCATTCCTCATTCCTCCTTTTAAATTTCTTGAATTTCATTTTCGGACAAAGGTATATCATGCCCCAAGTAGACCCAACCATTTTCAGGATCGAGGCGATAAAAGGATTCGCCTCTTCGCATCTTATAAGAAGCGCAAGCTATTAGCGTACCTGGAGCGTATACACCAAATCGACTCTCCGAATTCCCAGGGCCACCAACACTAGATGCAGTGTAAAGCTCATCGCCTTCAATAACTCTATAACCATATCCTGAGCATAGGAAAAGTCCCAACACTCTTTTGTCGTTTGGTCTTGGAGGATTCAAAAATATAAAAGAGTGTTTGCCCTTATCAAGGTACCCAAGACTAGCCTCAACACAGTTGATAGTTTTACCTTCTGTGTTGAGATTAAGTTTGTTGACCACCACCAACCTACGTCGGGTGGCTCCGTTACAAGCCGTCCAAATCCTCTCATTCTCAAAGTTCAACTTTTCTGAAAGCCACACTTTTGCCATTTTATTTCTCCTCCTTTTGTTTTTCTTAATTCTTATTATATTATAGATTATTATATCCATAATGTCAATAGATCAATTCAAAAATTTTTGTTTTTTCTCTTTGTATTTTTTTATCAATTCAGAAAACAGACTTTCCTCGTCGGTTTTTGTCCCATCCAATACCCCATCTAACACTTGTCTTTTCGTATCCAGTAGTTTTGCTATAGTTTCTTCAATTGTATCTTCTGCTATCAGATAGTAGATATTGACAGCATTTTTTTGTCCTATCCTATGGCAACGGTCTTCTGCTTGCATAAGTTCGCCTGGGGTCCAAGGTAACTCAACAAAGGCTACTGAACTTGCTGCAGTAAGAGTTATTGCTACCCCAGCGGCTTGAATGTTGCCTATAAACAATCTAATATTGTCGTTTTGTTGGAATTGTTTGGCAATTTCTGTTCTTTTGTTTTGAGGGATTGAACCATCCAATTTTACAGCTACGTTTTTAAATTCTTTTGCTAAAGCGTCAATAGTTTCCTTATGTACTGCGAAAACTACAAGTTTGCCATCGCTGTCTATAAAGTCTCTAATCCATTCAATAACCTGTTTTATTTTTCCTTTAACAGCAAGTTGTTTCAGTGTTTCGACTTTAACTAACTGTTCTGCACGTTTTGCGCGTTCTGCCTTACTGTCGCTTATATTGTCTTTCAACCAATCGATAAAATTTTCCTCAGCATAAACATATTCATTTCGGTTAGTTATTTCCAACGGAACAAAAGAACGTATTTTGTCTGGTAGTTCAGATAAAACATCCGCTTTTTTTCTTCTTATCATTATGGTATTTGTTAAGATGTCGTGAAGTTCTTTTGTGTTAGAAGCCCCTCGGAAATCCCATCCAAAGCCGTTATGATGAGCATTGCAAAACCTTTCTGCATATTTGAAGAAAGAAGGGAACAGGGAGGGTTCTATCAAACTTATAGCATTGTAACCTTCGGCGGGTCTATTAACGATGAAAGTGCCAGAAAGTGCCAGAAAGTAAGGAACTCCAGACACTAGTTTTTTCAACGCTTTCGTTCGTTGAGCTTTACTGTTTTTTATGTAGTGACACTCATCTATTATTACGCACAAAGGTTTCAATGCTTTCAATTCTTCCAACCAATGTTTCAAAATGTCGTAATTTACTATTACAATATCAGCGTTTATTTTTGACGGTTTTGTTCCATTCAATACTTCAACCCTACCATAATCGCTCATCCAATCCCTGATGTGATTACGCCAAACAAGTTTAGCATTGGCAGGAGTTACAATTGTTACTGGTCTAACATCCTGTCTCAACTGTAGCCAAGCAACGACTTGTACGGTTTTTCCGAGGCCCATCTCATCTCCTATTAACGCTCGGCCATTCCTTCTTTCAATATATGCGACCCCTTGTTTTTGAAATGGAAACAATTGACCTTTCAGTCCGGGTATTTCTATATCAGTAGATAGGTTTTTTACGTTTACTTTTTTGCTATCCAGTTTTTCTTTCAGGGCGGGTTCGATTTCAAAGCCCCATTTTTCTAACAATTCAACAGCCTCGAAAGTTAAAGGACAGGACCAAAATTTGCCTTCTGGATGGAAAGTTCTACCTGAAAGGGTTTTAACAAGTGCTAACGTAGCATAGTCGAAAGGAAATTCTATTTTTATTCTTTCATTCCCTTTAGCAGTTTTAATAAGATAAGCCCTCTTTTTGTAAGGTTTTGACATTTTATTTCCCCTCCCTTTATTTTTAATTGTAGTCTTGCAATGTTGCGATAAGTACATCATTGTCTCCGCCATTGCTTCCGCCTGTCCTGTAAACATGGATGATATCTCCTATGCCTTCTTTGTATTCTAATATAACCCTAACGCCTATGTTCCAGCCTCTCAAGTGCGCTTCAAGCCCGCTTGCCTTGCTCCCTCGCCTTGTTGCGCTTGTTCTCGCTTGCCCTTTTATTTCACCGTAAAAATGTGCCATATCTTTTCTCCCCCTTTTGTTTCAGTTCCTTTGTTTTCTTTCTAATTATATTATAGCTTATAATATTTATTTGTCAATAGGCAATCTAAAAATTTTTGACTTTTTTTTGACTTTTTTTACTTTTGTTTTTGGTACTCTTCGTAAGCTTTAGCACAGAGAATCAAATTGGCTAAACGTATCTCAAAATTTTCTTCCTCATGACAGTATTTTATCAATTCCGCTACATTTTCTTTCAAAGTTGTTTCTTTGTCACTTTCGATAACTTCAAATATGACCTTTATCGCTTCTGTTACAGTTAAGTTTGATTTTTTTACCGCTTCAAATATATCGTCCCTTATGTTACCTTTGTCTTTTTTCCCCACTATTTTTTCAAGAACATCTTTTATTTTTGTTTCTATTATTGTCATTTGTTTTTCCTCCTTTTGTTTTCTTTCTTTCTAGCTATATTATGGATTATTATATTTACAATGTCAATAGGCAAAACAAAAAAATATATGATTTTTTTGCATGAATTTAATATCAAAATCTATTCCTTCTACCAGATTTTCAAAAGAAACCAATAAAAATCAATCTATTCATACTTTCTCTTATAATACTATACATGCCAAAGAGGAGGCTTGTTTCAAATGCTAGAACGAACAAAAAACAAAGGCGGAAGGCCAACTAAATACCATCCTTCAATAATAGATAGAGCCTATAAATTAGCTTTGTTAGGACTACGAAATAAAGACCTGGCTTTAGCATTCAATGTCAGTGAATCAACAATTGACGATTGGTTAGCAAAACATGAGGAGTTCAGGTATGCTGTACTGAGAGGTAGGGAACAAGCTGATGCTGAAGTGGCTAAATCGTTGTATCATAGAGCTACTGGTTATTCCCACGTAGAGGAAAAAGTATTCATATATCAAGGGCAGCCAATAAAAGTAGAGACGGTAAAGCGTTACCCACCCGATACAATGGCAGCTATATTTTGGCTTGAAAACAGACAAAAAGGTTATTGGAGAGATGTCAAGCATTACCGTCATGCAGGCGAAGATGGGGGACCTATAAAATTGGAACATTCAATTGTCGATATTGACTTATCTGATTTTAGCGATCAAGAGCTTGAAATTTTAGAATCAATAGGGCTTAAAATTCAACAAAAACAGAAAAAAGAAGAACAAGAGGAATAACAAATGTCTTCTTTAGTTAGAACAAAAGAGCCAAAAAAAGTAAGAATGCAAAAAGCAATAACAAATGTTTCAATGGTAAAAGCAGAAAGATGCCGTAGATCTTTCTATTACTTTATGAAAGAATTTTGGGATTGTATCTCTCCAGACACCCCATATTGGAATTGGCATATTGAATATTTAGCAAACGAATTACAAAAAATGGCTGAAAGAGTTGCTGAATGGAAGCCTAAAAAGAAAGATTTGATTATCAATATTCCACCAGGCTCAACTAAGTCAATAACCTGTACTATTATGTTTCCAGTTTGGTGTTGGACTAGATGGCCTTGGATGCGTTTTATAGTTTGTTCTTATTCTTCTCAATTGTCCTTAGAGCATGCTGAATACAGTAGAGATTTAGTTCGATCAGAAAAATTCAATCAATTTTTTCCATACCTAGCAATAAAACAAGACAAAGACACAAAATCAAATTTCAGAGTTGTTCAAATATTGCCAGATGGTAAATTGAAAATAGGCGGTAATAGATTTTCAACTTCAGTAGGAGGAACATTGACTGGTTTTCATGGGCATATATTGATTGTTGACGATCCTTTAGATCCAAATAGATCAGCTAGTGAGGTTGAAATAAATAAAGCTAACAGATGGATTGACCAAACTTTATCAACGCGTAAGGTTGACAAGCAAGTCGCCCCAACAGTCCTAATAATGCAAAGGTTACACCAAAACGATCCTTCAGGACATATTCTTTCTAAAAAGAAGAACATTCAACATATTTGCATTCCTGGGGAGATACTAAGTGAAGGGTTTAAAGAAAAAGTCAATCCCCCTGAATTGATTAAGTATTACAATGATGGTTTGATGGACCCAGTTAGAATGCCTTTAGAAGTTCTGAAAGATATGCAAGCTGACTTGGGTCAATATGGTTATGCTGGCCAAGTAGGACAAAACCCTGTTCCTCCAGGTGGCGGAATGTTTAAAGTAGATTTCTTTTCAATTATTGACTCCTTGCCAGATCGATTTGATTTCGATAAGTTCGTTCGATATTGGGATAAAGCTGCCACACCTGATTCAGGGGCTTACACTGTAGGGGTTTTGATGGCAAGATTGAAAAACGGAAAATTTATAGTTGTGGATGTAGTTAGAGGTCAATGGTCAACGGAAAAACGAGAACAAATAATTCGTCAAACCGCTGAAGCTGATTCAACTTGGATAAAAGATTTTGAGATATGGATTGAGCAAGAACCAGGATCAGGAGGCAAAGAATCCGCTGAAGCAACAATTCGCAATTTAGCAGGATTCAAAATCTATGCTGAAAGACCGCAAGGTGATAAAGTGTATAGAGCTGATCCTTATAGCGTACAAGTCAATAATGGTAATGTAATGCTTCTTAGGGAAGAGTGGAACAAAGCTTTTATTGAAGAACATCGCTTCTTCCCATTTGGAATGTACAAAGACCAAGTTGATGCAGCTGCAGGGGCATTCTCAAAATTAGCAAACAGAAAGGTGGCGAGGGTTTTTGGCAGAAGGAAGGAATAACCAATTGAAAACTTTGTCAACATTAGTAGCTCGTTCCATGTTAGCAACAAAATTAGGTTTTCAATATGGCGGCGAACGAGATGTTTACCGAACATTGGGGTATAAAAACACTTTAACTTTTGATGATTATTATTCCTATTACAGGAGACTGGACATCGCTAAAGCTATTATTGATCGACCAGTTGAAGCTACATGGCGAGGCGAATTCGGAATAGTTGAAGCTGATGATAGGGATACTCCATTAGAATTGGCTTGGGCTGAACTAGACAATCGATTAGGATTGAAATCACATTTTGTTAGGCTTGATAAGTTAGCTTGTTTAGGCAATTATGGGGTTTTGTTTTTAGGTTTCGACGATGTGAACAATAGAGAACAATTACGCAATCCTGTTGTACCTAGCAAAAATAGAAAATTACTTTACATAAAGCCACTAGCTCAAAGAAATGCTGAAATAGAAACTTGGGAAACTGATACTACTAGCGAAAGGTATGGTTTACCTAAATTGTATTGTATTAGTATTACAGAGCCTGGAGGTAGCATAACAGAATTACCCGTCCATTACAGTCGAGTCATCCATGTTACCAGAGAACTGTTAGAATCGGAATGCGAAGGTGTTCCAGTGCTGGAAGCTTGTTTCAATCGATTGATGGATTTGGAAAAGCTGTTAGGCGGTTCTGCTGAGATGTTTTGGAGAGGAGGACGACCTGGTTATCATGGTAAGGTTGGAGAAGGTGCTCAGCTAAGCGAGGAAGAGGAAGAAGAGTTAATAGCTCAGTTAGATGAATATGAGCACAACTTGAGACGTTTCCTATTGACCCAAAATATCGATCTACAAACTTTAGCTTCACAAGTTGCTGATCCAACTGCTCATGTCGATATTCAAATACAAATGATATCAGCAGTTACAGGCATACCCAAGCGAATATTGACTGGTTCGGAACGAGGGGAGCTAGCCAGTACTGAAGACAGGAAGAATTGGTTAGACTTGATAAAAACACGACGTGAAGAATATGCGGAAGCTCGCATTGTTCGTCCGTTTGTTGATCGATTGATTGAAGTTGGAGTTTTCCCGAAACCTGATGAATCTTATTCTGTGTATTGGGAAGATTTGTATGCTCAGTCAGATAAAGATAAGGCTGAAATAGGGAAGATCCGTTCCGACGCATTGAAAAATTACGCTTCAGCGCCTGGAGCTCAAGACGTCGTTCCATTGGAATCCTTCCTCGAATACTTTCTTGGTTTTGACTCTGATCAGGTAGAGGTTATGTTAGAGCAACGTAAAGCTATGATCGAAGAGGAAGAAAGAGCATTTGAAGAAGAGTCAACTATTGAAGAGTAGGAGTAGGAATAACAATGCCTAACTCAAAAGTTTTAAACAGGTATGACCCAACTCAAACAACAACATTACGCAATAATTTTGCCAGTGAAATGCGAAAACGATTTTACAAGTTGCGAGGCGTTATAAGAAAAGCAATTGTAGATGAGGATTGTTTTGGTTTAACAAATAACAATCTAACTACTTTTGCTGAAATGACTACACCAGGACGTGGGGCTTTCGCCTTTCCTACTTCCGCAGCTAAGGTTGACGCATTTATGGAATGGTTGGAAGAACAGGTAAATAGAGGTATATTGGAAACTGTAAGAATACCCCAATTAGGTCAACCATTACAAAAGGCTTGGACTGATATTTATATCGATAGTGCTTACAGGAAAGGCGTTCATACTGCTCGACAAAAATTAATTCAGTTTGGTTATAACGTGCCCAGTTTAGAAGAGACTGGTGGTATTGATGTTGTTATGCAACATCCCTTCCACGCTGATAGAGTTGGGCTCCTGTTCACTCGTACATATAACGATTTAAAAAACATTACTAATGCTATGTCAGGTCAAATAAGTAGGGCATTGGCTCAAGGAATGGCTGAAGGCAGAAACCCAAGACAAATAGCTCAATTGTTGACCAGAACAATCTCTGGTCCAGTTGGCGATTTAGGATTGACTGATACATTAGGTCGTTTTATACCAGCTCAAAGACGAGCAGAAATGTTAGCTAGAACAGAAATAATTCGGGCTCACCACGTTGCAACAATACAGGAGTATAGAAATTGGAAAGCAGCTGGAGTAACGGTTACTGCTGAATGGAGTACAGCTGGGGATGGAAGAGTTTGTGAGGACTGTGCCCAACTTGAAGGTAGAGAATTTACATTAGACGAGATTGAAAACATGTTGCCTCGTCATACCAATTGTAGGTGCATAGCGTTACCCCTAGACAAAACAAAAGCAAAAGAAAGTAAAGAGGAGGAACCTATTGAATTACCTTCTGAAGAAAGGAACGATTGGTCGCTTCCTGATATAAGTCCTGACAGCCCAATATACGATATTTTACGGCAAGATTCTTACTATTACACATCGTTAGGTCATGGGGAAAATACTGTTTTGTCGGATAATTGGTTGGTTCAATTAGTCAAGCTGCAAAAAATGGATGGTTTACCCAACCGCGTTTCTAAAGAACAGTTCGATTCCATAAAAGGCATAACTCTTTACCGTGGTGTTACAGATCCTTTACATAAGATTCAATTTCTTTCTGGAGAGTATTTTGGTGGAACTGGGGTCTACGGAAATGGTAACTATTTTGCTATGTCCAAAAGGGAAGCTCTGGGTTATGCGCTTGATAAGGCGGAAAATGTTATAACTGCTAAACTACCAGAATCAGCTAAAGTTATACATTGGGATGATCTTAAAAAGGAAATGGCTGAATGGAGTAAGAAAGTTGAGTCGAAAACTGGTTTTGTTCCGATATCAAAATTGGTTAATGAAGGTACCTTAACAGAAGAGCAAGCAAGTGTATGGTTATCTTTTAAGGAATTAGGCAAGGATCCGGGTAGGTATTGCGCTTTGAAAGGATATGATGCTATAAGAGTTCCTATTGCTGGTGGAGGGGAACAGGATTACTTTGTTGTTGTTAACAGAACAGCGTTAACTGTTTTGGAGGATTGATTGAAATGAAAATTGAAGATAGTAGAAAGATTGCTCAGGATATGCAAAGTGGTATCTTTTCAAGGTTGTCATTACAAGATCAATTACGTATACGCGATATGATACGATTGAAACGAATAACAAATTTCAATCAATATATGCAGGCTGTTTTGAAAGAAAGAAGGTAAACGAAATAACTGTTTAAATGTATGAAAAAATTAACTTTTGATTTTTAACCTAATTAACAACAGAAGTCTCCCATCTTCTATAAGTGGGAGATGAATGTTGCAAAAATATATAAAAAATGCTAAAATTATTATAGCGAAAACCAAGCTAATTAGCCATGTAGATGCACTACCGAGGCTGGAACGGCCTTTTGAGCGTGGGGAATCTGGTAGCAAGAGCTACCTTGACCACGAAGCCACCACCTCTATAGGTGGAGGTAGTTCACTTGTAAAATCAATTGATTGATAGATTATCTTATAATCTAATTTGATGAATCTAATTTGATGAATCAAATTTGGTTTCAAGCATTAGCAATCCAATCAATTAAGAAAGGGGTGATAAAATGCCTTATCCAAACGAACATGCTTGCCGGTTACGCTCACCTGGCCAGTTCCAGGAAAACAGTTTCAGAAGAATGACAAGGGAACATAATGGAAAACAGTATTCTGTAATTATGGGTAAGCTAAAAGGCGAAGATTCAATGACCGAGCAAGCCTACAGGTACGATAAAGATAAATGGACTGCTGAACAAGCTCGTAACCATTGTCTGGATCATGACGGTAGATTTGAAGCAGCAGCTCCCCAAACTGATAGCGAACAAATTGAAAACTACCAATTACATAAAATACAAGCCAACTATTACACAGTACGCTCAGAAATGCATGAAGGTAAAAAGCATCTAGTTGTTCCAGTTGTAATGATGGTCGAAGGAGTGCATAATGGAAGCCACGGACCACTTCTTCATACTATTTCGGAGTTAGGCAAGTTTCCGGAAGCATGGAACGGTATCCCCGTTTGTATCGGTCATCCACAAGAAAACGGAACGAGCATTTCAGCTAACTCCCCAGACATTATTGAATCCCAAACTGTAGGACGTGTTTACAATACTCACGTTGAAGGAACTAAGTTGAAAGCAGAAGCTTGGTTGGATGAAGAGAAATTGAAGAAGCTATCCCCTCAAGCATACGAATACATTAAGCAGGGTAGACCGCTTGATGTAAGCGTAGGGGTGTTTACAGAGGACGATTTTGTAGAAGGAGATTGGAACGGGGAAAGATATACAGCTGTAGCGAAGAATCATCGCCCAGACCATCTGGCACTTCTCCCCGGCGGTGTTGGAGCGTGTTCATGGGCTGATGGTTGTGGAGTAAGAGCCAACGAGAAATCGGAATGTACTACCATGGAAAGAACAAAACCAGTGAAAGGAGGAATAAAGAGCATGGCGGAAGAAAAGAAAATGTGTCCAAAAATCGCATTACTTATCAATAGCGAGCATTCTCCTTTCGAAGAGAAAGATAGAGAGTTGCTCGAATCCTTCGATCAGGAAATAATTGATAAGATAGTCGCTCCAGTGGCTATCCTTGAAGCCCAGAACAAAAGAAAGGAAGAAGAGATGAAAGAGGAAAAGAAAGAGCCCCAAATCAACGCAGAGCAAGCAATACAGGTGTTAAAGGAAACGTTGAAAACCCCTGAAGAGTTCATTAAGATTCTACCTGAGGAAATGCAGGATCAGATGCGTTCAGGGCTTAAGCTTCACAAGGAATATCGTTCTCAACTTATCGAAAACATAATGACTAATTCTGATGTGTTTACTAAAGAAGAACTCGAAGCTAAACCTACTGACGAGCTTGAGAAGCTGTCCAAACTAGCTAAAGCCCCAGCAGATTATTCTGTTCTCGGAGCTAACAGTGTGAAGCTTACTGATGAAGTACTCCTACCCCCTGGTATTGGGGTAGAATAAATTTAGGATTGAGAAAGGAGGGTTAATTGAATGGCGAAGTATAAAACCATAAAAGTAAAGAAGTATAGCGACGTGATAGAAGAGTTTGTTGCTGCTGGCGATATCACTCCAGGGATGGTCGTAAAACTTACTGCCAGTGGAGAAGTTGAGCCTGGCGGAAGCGCTCTTCTTATGGTAGCGCTGGAAGACGAGCTTCAGGGTAAAGGAATTGATGATGATTACGCTGCTGGCGACCCTGTCCAAGTTTGGATACCTTACAGAGGGGATATCTTTAACGGTATTGGTAGTGGGCTTACGGTAGGTACTTTTGTCGAAGCAGATATTGATGGAAAGCTTGTAACTCATAGCGCGGGAGTAGTAGTAGGTCAGGTTGTAGAAGTGTTAGAAAATAATAGAGTTCTAATACGAGTAGCGTAAGAAAGGAGGGAAAAATTGATGGTTGATATGAAAAATGTAAATATAGATTTCATTGCGAAAGGAGCCGCACAGGGCGACCTAGCCTCTTACATAATGAATCAAGGTAGGGTTGATCCTGGCGTACTGCGCCCTTACATTGGATCAGACGGTCGCTCTTACATAACTGTTTACAAGGGCGGAGATCCTACTAAACCCGAAAGCTACGAAGCCCGTCCAATTCAAACTAACGCCACGCTTCGTAGGGATGAATGGAAATTGCTTGATGAAGCTGTCCTTTCCGTAGCGAGAAGTCGCCTTGGAGGAATTCAAGACCTCGTTGATAATGGTCTTGTCTACAACCTCGGCAATGCTATGGGAACGACAGTACTCGAATGGCATGATGTAAGCGACGCCCTTGAAGCAGAAATGACGATGGATGGGGTTACTCGAGCTAAAGGCGATCGGGTACAGTACGGTACTCATTACCTGCCTATCCCTATCATTCACGTGGACTACGAGATAAACGCTCGAGTACTCGCTGCCAGCCGTAGCTTAGGCAATCCATTAGATACCACGATGGCCGAACGAGCAGCAAGGCGTGTTCAGGAGAAACTTGAAAGCCTGCTGTTTACTCCCACCACATACAGCTTTGGCGGCGGAACGATATACAGCTACTTAAATTTCCCACATAGGAATACTGAAACGCTTGCCGCAGCGTGGGATGCTACTACGACTACGGCCGATAACATAATCGCAGACGTTTTGAAGATGAAGCAAAAAAGTATAGCTGCTCACTTCTATGGGCCGTGGATGCTTTACATACCTACTGCTTATGAGACTGTTTTGGACAAGGATTATGATTCTACCACGCCTGGCACTACAATCAGGGAACGCATTATGAAGATATCGGGCATTAAAGGCATTAAGGTAATCGATATGCTGCCTAAAGATAATGTGTTGCTTGTCCAGATGACTTCCGATGTGGTTCGCCTTGTTCGTGGTATGGGGTTACAGAATGTGGAATGGCAGACGGAAGGTCGTTTCATAACGAAGTACAAAGTAATGACCATCCAGGTTCCACAGATACGCGCTGATCAGGAAGGCAATTGCGGTATAGTTCACGGATCTACAACAACTTAATGGTAATAGGATAGATAGCTTGTTCAGCTAATCAGGCTGACTACCCTAATTGAAGGGGTGGAATGATATGAAACGAACTAAAAAGAAAGTTGAAGAAACTAATTCGGAAAATGAGAAAATGATTAAATGGGTTAAGACAGGGGGAGGAACCTTCACAACTAAAGACGGTAGGGTTATAAAGTCGGGGGAGATTTTCTACGCTCCTGCTTACGTTATTCCTAAAACTTTTAGAGACATTATCGTACCAGTAGATGAACAAGCGGAGATAGACGAATGAACAACAGATTGGATTCTCCAGTACTTATAACAGGAATACCCAGAAGCGGAGCCAGTATGATTGCTGGTGTATTCGAAATATGCGGGGCGTTTTTCGGGTCTATTGATAGACCTGGCAAGAACAGTCCGAGAAGTCTGTTTGAAAATAAGAGTATATTCAAATATGTTGAACAATACCTAAAATCAGTAAATTGCGATCCTGCTGGTCAATATCCTCTCCCCAATACGAAAGAATTGCCTATTCCTGCTGAATGGGGATCTAAAATCAAAAACATTATTCAGCAGGAAGGTTACGATGATAAAAATATTTGGGTTTACAAAAGTAACAAGACAGCTTTAATGTGGCCTGTTTGGAATTATGCTTTTCCTAATGCCCGTTGGATCATTGTTAGGCGTAGAAGTGGAGATATAATTGATTCCTGCCTAACGACTGGTTACATGAAAGCGTTTAAAAATCCTGGTAGTTGGGAAAAGGTAGGGGCTTCTAACGAGAGAGAAGCCTGGTTGTGGATGATTCACCAATACGAACAATTCTTTGTTGAAATGATTTCTTCGGGCTTAAATTGTAAGGTTATTTGGCCTGAAAGAATGGTAAATGGGGATTATTCGCAAATGTACGAAACTTTGGAGTGGGTAGGCTTAAAGTGGAACACAAAAGTTTTAAACAGAATACTCGCCTACATCGATCCAAAGTTTTGGAAGGTAAGGAGGAATTGATATGGCCTCCAGAGTAACAGCAGAAGAAGTGAGGGCTATTCTAAACGATACTGAATTGACTGACGATATTATTGATACGTACATTTCAAGCGCAAACGTATTTGTAAATCAAGTGTTAGTTTCTACTTCTTTATCCTCCGATGTACTTAAAGAGATTGAACGCTGGTTAACAGCTCATATGATAGTAATTTCTAGGGAACGGTTAACTAGAGAAGAAGGCGCTGGGGGAGCTAAAGTTGTTTATATGGGAGAAGTAGGAAAAGGTTTAGAAGCTACGCCATACGGCCAAATGGTATTGGAATTAGATACAACCGGCAAAATGGCTTCTTTAGCTAGTAAACCTGCTTGGATTAAAGCTATAAGGAGTTTCCGGTAATGGTCAGCAATATCACTAAGTTTATCAAATATGTATGTGTTCAAGACGCTGTTTACTGGGCTCCTTTAGGACTAGATGGTTACGGAAGTATGCGTTACGAACAACCCAGAACAATAAAATGCCGTTGGACTGATACTACCAAAACAATAATGGACAATAATGGGTCGTTGATTGTTTGTAAGGCTGAAATTTTAGTTACAGAAGACTTGGAAGTTAATGGGATGCTTTACCTTGGTGATTTAGATCAATTAACAGAAGAACAGAAAAACAATCCATTGCTGTTGGACGAAGCATATACGATTAAGCGAGTAGATAGAGTGCCTTTATTCCGATCTACTGACGAATTCGTAAGGACGGTGTACCTGTAATGGCTTGGTTGGAGGGTATGAACGAAGTCCTTAGAAACCTTAACAAAGAAATAAAGAATATCGAAGGACGTACTGAATCGGGTATGATTCGAGCCGCTATTCAGGTTCGTAGAGATATGGAAAAAACGCCGCCTATCATTCCTGTTGATACATCTAACTTACGAGCAAGTTGGTTTATAATTACTCGTTCGGGAAGAGGAGCAACGTCAACCCCCACCTTCTCTAACGTAAGCAAAACAACAGGCGAGAGAAGAAGCGTAGATACGCAACAAATGCGAGCTCAACACGAACGAGTAACCCAAAATGCTTCTTCGGAAGTAAAGCAATACAAATACCCAGTTCTAATTATGGGGTTTTCAGCTAGTTACGCTACAGAAGTACATGAGGATATGACTAAGAAGCGTAAACGTCCTGGTTCTGGTCCAAAATTCCTCGAGCAATCATTAATTAGAAATCGATCGTACATTCTCAAAGTAATAAGGGAGGAGGCTCGTATCAAGTGAAAATAGTTTCCGATGGCATTAAAGATATATTAGTAGACGAAATAATTTCACTGGTCTTTGGGCGAAACCTTTTTATTGGCTTTGAACCTCCCAACCCTGATAATTGCGTAACCATATATGATACAGGCGGGGCTGGACTTGATTTAGCTTACGATCGATCTGAACTTTACCATCGAGCTACCTTTCAAGTACGGGTAAGGAACAATTCATACGTAAAAGGATTGGAACTGGCTAACACAATAATGGAAACGCTCCATGGCCGGGGACATGAAGAATGGGGCGATTCAATATACGAGCTCATCCAGTGTACCAGTGGACCAGCATTTATCGGTAGAGATGAGCATGATCGAATGATTTTTGTAGTTAATTTTGAAGTACAAAGGAGGGATGTTTAATGGCAGTCACCCCTATTGCAGGCGTAGGAACTGTATTCAACAGGAAAGATCCTACAACCCAGGAATTCGTTGCTATAGCCAGTATTAATAGTATAGAAGGGCCTACTATGTCCCGTGATACTATTGATACTACAGCTTTGGATACTGAAGGAGGCTATAGAACGTTTATAGCTGGTTTTAGGAATGCGGGCACAATAACCCTTGCAATGAATTTCACAGCTCAAGGGTTTATCTTAATGAAAAGTGACTTTGAATCGAATGATTTAGTTGACTATCAAATAGTGCTACCTGATACTGATGAAACTACGTTGACCTTCTCAGGCATAGTCACTGAGATGCCGCTTTCCATTCCTACTGACGATAAGGTAACAGTGAATGTAACGATTCAGATAAGCGGTCCAGTAACCCTTAGCTAAGGGTAAATAAATACACAGAAGGAGGCCTAATCATGGCGTTACTAGACAGAAAGGCACTACTTAAGAAAGAAGATTTGAAAATTGAAAAGGTAGATTTAGGTAATGGGGAATTTGTTTATGTTAGGCAGATGAGCGCTAGGGAAAAAGATCAATTTGAAATGTCTTTAATGAAACCTATTTACGATGATAGCGGAAATTTGATTCGGATGGAACAAACGTTAGAAGACTTCAGAGCAAAGTTAGCCGTCAATACAATTTGCGACGAAAAAGGAAATCTGATACTACTACCTGACGATTATGTATTGCTCAGCAAAAACATTTCAGCAGCCAAATTAGAGAAGATTGTTAATGTTGCGCAAAGATTGAATAGGATAACTGAAAAAGATAAAGAGGAGTTAGTAAAAAACTCCGAGTAAGGCCCAGTCGACGATTCGCTTTCCGACTCAGCAAGGCATTAGGCTATCCGCACCCAGACTACCTTTTAGATATATTGACTTCTGAACAATTAGCAGAGTGGGAAGCGTATAATAGATTGGAGCCAATAGGAGACGAAAGAATTGAATTTTCATTGGCGATGATTTCTTCGGTCTTAACCAACATAGCTATAGCAGCATTAGGCAAACCTGGCGCTAAGCAAACTACGCCTTTAGACTTTTTACCAAAATGGGATGCGAAAGAAGAAATCAAGTCAAAAACTAAAAAACAGAGCGTTGAAGAAATGAAGGAAATTTTGAAAACGATTGCAACTGTTTACGACAGTAATAGGAAAGGGAGGTGAGCTAGTGTTTCTAGGAGAACTGATAGCAAGATTGGGAGTTGATACTTCCCAATTGAAACAAGCAGCGAACCAAATGAAACAATTTGGGAATCAAGCCACCTCCACTTTCTCTAAAGTGTCAAAAGCCGCAATGTCTTTGCGTGGTATACTCGTTGGATTGGGCGGCGCAATGGCAGTTAGGAACATTATACGTTCAGCTTCTGAATATGAATCTGCTTTAATTGATATGGGTAAAGTTACTGGCCAATCCTTCGCTGAGATTGATAAACAGATAAAAAGTTTAGATGCTTCGCTAGGAAATAGCATTGACCTTATGAGAGGTTACTACCAAGTAATATCAGCTGGCGTTACCGATCCTGTCAAAGCGTTAGAAACGCTAACTACCTCAGCTCAACTAGCTAAAGTAGCCCATATTGAACAAAGTGAAACAGTTCGTGCTCTGACGAAACTTATGGCAGGATATCGTGGTGAGCTTACTGATGTTGTAGATGCTGCTGACTTATTGATAAAAACTGAGAAACTGGGTCAGACTTCTGTAGCTGAACTGGTGCCTGTTATAGGGGATGTGGCAAATGTTGCTAATATGGCTGGGGCAAGTGCGGAAGAAATGGCTGGAGCATTAGCTCTTATTACACAAACGGCAGGTTCTACAGCAGAAGCAACAACTCAGTTAAAAGCATTAATGCGCTCAGTCATCAAACCTACTGACGAGATGACAGAACTATTTAAAGAGTTTGGTTCTGTCTCGGAAGCTATACAACAGCTTGGATTAGTAGAATGGCTTCGTAGGATCGAGGAAGCTGCAGGTGGAGCAGAGGGAGCTGCTAAACTGTTAGGAGGAAGACAGGAAGCGTTAATCGCTTATTCGGCTTTACTTGCTGGTAATTTCCAATATCTCACTGACAATATAAGAGAGCTTGAAAACAGAACTGGAACACTTGAAAGGGCTTGGGCTGATTACCGTGAAACTTTTGCTGCTGTTTGGACTGAATTTAGAGATCAGTTTAAAGACTTTATGGTGGAGCTTGGCCAAACAATCCTTCCAGCTATCACAAAAGCAGTACGGTGGTTAAATGAACATTTCGATACTATGGTAACAACAGTCAAAATTTTAATATCCGTATTTGCTGGATGGAAAATTGCTAAGATAGCTACAGACTTATATAGGTTGGCTAAAGCAGGAGGGGCTGTAGCTACCAGCTTTAAACTTATTAAAACGGCTTTATTTGCTATTCCTACAAACCCAGCCACTTGGCCAATTATTGCTGGGTTGGCTACTTTAGGAGTTCTTATGAAGAAAACTAAAGAACTATCACAAGAAGCAAGGGAAGACTTACTAAAAACACATTCTGTTTTAGGTACAGGCGGGGGAATATTGAAAGGTTTACCTCCTTCAGCCCGTCCACTTCCTAAACCCAAGCCGTATGATGAAACAGAATGGCGAAATTTAACTTTGAAAGCTCAAGCAGAATCCCAAAAAGTAGTTAACGAAATTCGTAAATCTTTATCCACGGTAACGGTTGATATAAGAAAAACTATCGATTCAATAATTGACCAAGTTGAATATATGGGAAAGCCTTATTCCTGGGGCATAAAGCAATTAAAAGAGATACGAGCGAATCTAACTCCTTTAAGTGACGATTGGAAATACGTTACTGATGCAATAAAGAATTACGAGAGACAAATGAAAGCTCTATCAGATGAGGCTGCTAAAGCCGAAATGGAACGTGTTAGACAGATAGGAATGACTACAGCAGCCGAAATAGAACGCATTGAAAAAATTAAACAAGCCCAGCTTGAAGCACAAGAAGCAGCAGCAGCAGGCGTACGTAAATTCTGGCAGGAAGTTGATTGGGAGTATAACCAGGGGCTGATCAGCGCTCAAGAATATTTCGATATGTTAAGCGGTGAGCTTGAGCGAGTTACTCAAGGAAGCGAAGAATGGAAGAGGACATTTCAAGAGATTCAACGTGTAGCGTTGGAT